TTGTTACAGTACATCGAATAGTTTGAGTGCCATCCCCTGTATTTGAATATCCAGCTGGAATTAGAACATCATATTCAACTATCCTAGATGTTACATTTGAAACTGATGAAAAATTACTTGTTACGACTGTAACTGTTGTTAGATTTGAAGTTGCTGGAATTATGAGTCCAGCTTGAGTAATTATTTGACCAGATAATGCCGCCTTTGTGCAATCAAAAGCAACTGAACTGTCAGCGGCTGAGGTTTGTAAATCACTATCTCCAATGAAAACATAAAACGGAGATCTAACATTCATTTTTGTACTCATAAATTTTTATCTTTTAATGTTGTATCTAAGAATTTTTTTACATCCAATCCATACTGTTTTGCCAAATCTTTTGGAAGTCTTTTAAAATTTTTTTCAAATGGTTTTGTAAAAAAAAGGCTTGGCTTTATACCAGATAAAAAAATACTTCTACTGATTAAAAATATTGCAGATTTTCTCGGCAAAAATCTTCCCTTTTTATCTCTAATATTTTTTAAGTTTTTTCTTACTACCCATTTATTTATTGAGCCTCTTAATGAGCCTTTGCTTTTTGATCTACCAGATCCAAATTTATATGGAGATTTTGGAGCTTGCTGTTTGCCTTTATTTTTTGCACCAGCTGGAAGTTCGTTTGGATTTTTTCCCTTAACTCCTTTATCTACATAAAGACCATATTCCAACATCTTAAATGAAACCATGATTGAGTTTTTAAAAACTTGCACCTCGTTTTTCAAAGATCTTGACAAAGCTCCACTAGCTTTTTTTTTGGTCAACTCAGATCTGGAATCTGCAACGACTTTTTTTGCAAACTCATTTAAAGACTTTTTTATTTTAGGAAATGTCAACATGCAGTCATGTCATTTTTAGTTTGAACGGAAAATGTTAATGTCCATCCAGCCATATTATTTTCAAATCTCTCTGTAAAGTTTTCACAATTTACGGATCCAACGATTTCATATTCATTTGTATATAAATCATTTTTTTTGATTATCGCTGTAAATCTTGCAGCAATAGCAAGTTGCATGTTTAAAATATCTTGCTCATTATCAATGCCAATAAAATTATCTGTAACATCCTCTTTTGAAATATCAACAATATCCATCAATATAACTGACATATCCATTGTAATAACTCTGTCATCAATTGTTGCGTTTCCAGGTGTTATATGAGCAAGAGGAAAAATAGCTTGCTTAGTCAAATCCACGTCAAAAATATCTCCATAAGAGACAGTATTAATTTGAGGCTCTGCATTTAAAATCGTTTTAAAATCGTCTAATATCTTATAAAATATATTCATAATTTTTTAATAAATATTGGAGTTGCTGCTCCAAGATCAAAACTTGTATGTTCGTCAAGCCATTCAACAGCATCGTCAATGTCAACATCATTCTCAGATTTCATTATTAAATCTATTGATTTATAATAATCATAAACCACTCGTTTTGGATTTGTTGCTGTAACTCCAATTATTGCATCATCAAATCCATCTGATAAAATGACATCCTCATCATCAGTCAGTAAATTTGCATCGTATAATTTATCTATTAATTTTGCTGCCATGTTTTATTATTTGTTTTTCAATATCTCTTTTCTCTTTTTCAAAACTTAAAAAAGTTAAACATTTATATAATCCGATCTCCTCCACTTCGTTAAATTTGAGTATGCTTTGACCAGATAGGAAATATATTGATGCATACCATCCCCATCGATTTTGGAAAGCTCCGCTTGCTGAGGTGTCAGATTTTTCATCTGATTTGCTAAATAGATTGTCAAATTGCTGTGCAAGTCCAGACTTAAAGACAAAAAAAAACCGATTGCTCCAAGTACAATATTTAAAGGAGTTTTTTTCATGATATAACTTGCAGCTGGATTGTAATCGCTTATATTATAATAATCTTTGTATTTGTGTTTTATAGGTCGGTATAAAACAGCAAAAGCTTTGTGTAAATTCTCTGGCTCTGCGATATATGTATCAAGATCAACAAACTCGCCAAATGTAATATCGTCTAAATGGACAAAACCATATTCAACTCCATTCATTTTGAATTGTAATTGATGAGGAGGTTTTTTTTCAAATAGTCCCATTATGTAAGATGTCGCCTCAGACAAAGAATGGTATTTTGTATTTAATGCAGTCTTATTATCTACATTACAAAATATCTCAATAATTTTTTGCATGTAAAAAATTTCATCTTGTTTTTTATCAAGCATTAAATATTTTTGATATTGCTCCAAAGTTATATCTGATAAATTTGGAATCTCAACTGTATATTTCATAATCTTAAAACGAGTTTTTTAATTAGTGTTATTTACCAAATATGATATTCTCCTTTTGGCTCTGATAATACTTTTATTGCAACCATCCTGAGACAATCAAGCAAATGATCATTTTTCTTTTGAGGTACTCCTTTGGCAAGCCAAACATAACTCTTTAATTCTTTGATTAAATTTTCTCCAGAGACGATCAGATCATAATCCTGAATTAATGATATTCCAAAATTTACAGAGTCGGCTCCTTTGGTTGCTGGTATAATATTAATTTTTGGATTACCAGTTGCAAGAGCATTTATCAATCTCGGCTCGGCTGAATCTCCAATTATTAAACTATCATTTGCAAATTTATAATTAAGTTCAGCGATTTGAGATTGTGTTAATCCTGTTTGATAAAAACATTCCTGAGCATAAATTATTTTTTGCTTTTTATCAAAGCTAACTTTCAGCAAACATGTTGGCGAATCCGACCAGCCAAAATCTTGACCAAATACAACGTCTCCATTATCGACAAACATACCCTCTTTCCAATTTGAGTAAACAGCTCCTTGATAAATTCCAGGAAGTCCCAATCCGTAAACTCGATACCAATTTTTCCAGTATTGATTTCCTGAGTCTCCTTTTTGTTTTGCTTTTTCAATTTCTTTTATTGTTGCCTCTGGAGCTGACTCATTATCTTTATATGTCAAAATTAACCAGTCTGCATTTGGATCATTTTTATACTCATCATGTACCCAAAACTCAGTCGTTGGATTATAGTCAATAAATGTAACATCTGATGTTCTAATTTTAAGCTGATAAAAAGATTCCCATGTTAAATTATTAGCCTCGTTGCAAAATAAAATCTGCCTTCTTGCTCCTCTTAATTTTGCATCCTGGTCAGCTGAAAACATTTCAATTTTGGATCCATTGTTAAAAGTGTAAGTTAATAAGGACCTGTTAAATCGTTCCTCCATATATCGATCAGTCCATTTCATTATTTTTAAAAAATCTCTCAAAGCTCCTCGTCTAATATGAGGGATTGATTCTGATACAATTGATATTTCTACGTCTGGTTTTCTGATTGCCCATTCGATGAGGATAGCTATTATTGAAAATGTTTTTGATGCAGCTGTTCCTCCCTGAATTATCCTCAAAGATTTTTTAAGATTAATTATCTTGCGGAGAGAAGTAGTCGTCTGAAACATTTGGGAATAATGGTTGCTCTTTAAACTCTTGAATTTCATGAATCGATTTTTCTGTATATCCTCGATCCTTAGCTTTTGTTTTTAAATAAAATAAAACAGCTGCAACATTTTTCTCAGAAATAAGTTCCAATAATTTTGACTCAGCAAAATCTTTTGATTGCTCAGATATTGCATCACATTGACTTTTAAAATCCTCATCGTTTTTAATCCAGTCATAATATGTTGATCTGTGAATGTTTACTTTTTTACATGCAGTTGTAATTATTCCAAGACTTTTTTCATAAGCAATTAAAAACTCCTTTTTTAAGGTGTCGGATTTGTTGGTTTTTATATTTATTTTATCCATTCTTTTTTATTTTATTTTTGTTTAAATAAAGTATAAATATAATTAACAATATTGTTAAATCATAAATATTTAAATGTTGCTCTCCGCATATTCCAGTTAAGTGATTTAATATTTCCATTTTATATAATTTTGGATCCACATTTTTCACAAATATTTTCTATTGTTTCACGTGGAACATT